AAACAATCTAACTAAACAATAAGGAGAAGCATTATGGCTTTTACAAACAGTAGTGGATATCAAAACCTTGCACAAGGTAATTTTACTCCACAAATCTTTAGTCAGAAAGTTCAAAAGTTCTTCAGAAGAGCATCAGTGGTAGAAGATATTACTAACACTGATTACGCTGGAGAAATTGAAAACTTTGGTGACACAGTAAAGATCATTAAAGAGCCCACAATCACAGTCAGAGATTACGCTAGAGGTCAAACAGTTGATACACAAATATTAGCTGATGACCAAATAACTATGACTGTTGATCAAGGTTCATACTTTGCTTTTAAAGTTGATGATATTGAAGAAAGACAATCTCATGTAAACTTTGAAGCACTTGCAACCTCTTCAGGTGCATACTCACTAAAAAAAAACTATGACTACAATGTTTTAAAATTTATTTATGACAATGGTAGTAATGGTACTGGAACAGGAACTGACGGTTCACCAATTGATGGTGACGCAGCTGTAGATACTTTGGCTAACTTAGTATCAACTGCTAAAAAGAACCTAGACAGAAATAGTGTACCAGAAGAAAATAGATGGTTAGTTTCATCACCTGAATTTTTTGAGCAATTAAGAAAAGCAGGCGGAAAACTATCTGACCAATCAGTAATGGCTGATGGTGGTGCATCACAAATCAGAAATGGTAAAGTCACAGACAGACCATTATTTGGTTTTAANATGTACTCATCAAATGCAATTGCTGTATCAGGTGGATCAGNNGCATCNACCACACATTTGGTTCTGCGGGAGCAAATGAGCATGTGTTCTTATATGGACATATGTCAGGAGTTGCAACTGTTAATCATATAGCAAAAACAGAATTGATCAGAGACCCTGATTCATTCGCAGACGTTGTCAGAGGACTGCATGTCTTTGGAAGAAAAATCCTTAGAAGTGAAGCGGTTCAAAGAGGCGTTATAACAATAGGTTAATCCTAGGAGGATAATAGAAAACTATGGCAAACTATAATGTAACGGGTGCTGGTGGAACTACTGGACATCCTGCTAATGGCAGAACACCTTACTGGGTAGAAAATACTATTGATGTAGCACAAATTAATGGAGATTCAGGAGCAGCACAGAACGATATACTTAGATGTATTGACGTTCCTGCTAATACTATGGTTCTTCATGCTAGTATGGAAATCTTAACAGCATTTTCAAACAGTGTTACTCTAGACTTGGGTATGACTCAAGTATCTGGAAACCCTGCAACAGACGTTGACAATTTTGTTGACGGTGATGCAAAGGCAGTGGGTTATTCAGTTATGACTACAACAGCAAGACCTGTTTTTGCAGTAGCTGGAACTATAGACATTACAGTCTTAGATGCAGCATCATCAGCTGGTAAAGTAAGAGTATTCGCTATTCTATGTGATGTATCTACGTTAGATGCAAACACTGATAGAAATACAGCAGCTCAACACGACACAGCAGTATAATAAATAATACTATTAAGGGGGAGTAATATCCCCCTTAGTACAATTCCCTCAGAACTAAATGGAAATATAATGGCAACTTATAACTTAACTAAAAAAACAAAAGCAAGTACAGGTGTGATTTTTGAAAGTAGAGAAGGTAACTCTGAGGCAAAACTAAATTTTTTAGAAAGCAGAATTAACGATCAAGAAAAAAAACTTAACAAAATTATAGAGTTATTACAGAATGGCAACAACTTACTTAATACTAACAAATAGAGTTCTTAGAGAACTAAACGAAACAGAGTTAACCTCTAGTACATTTAGTTCTAGTAGAGGTGTACAAACTGCTGTTAAAGATTTTATTAATAAAGGTATACATGATATTTATAACGAAGCATCAGAAGTACCTTTGTTATACTCTAGAACTACACAAAATTTAATTAGTGGCGATTCAGAATATAATTTTCCAACAGATTTTAGAAAAGTAGATAGGGATTCATTTACTATCGGGCCAAGAGAATTAGTAACTAATGGTGAATTTGAATCTAATATAGATAGTTGGACTACTATATCAGGTTCAGGAAGTGGTGCGTATACAAGTACAGGTAATGGAAGATTAAGATTAAATGATTTTGCTGCACATCAAACTATAAGTACAACTGTAAATAAAGAATATAAATTACAAGTTAAAGTTTATGATACTAATAGTGTAGGTGCTGCTTTAAAAGTACAAGTAGGTACAGCCGCAGAAGGAACACAGAATTTAAGTACTACATTAACTGTTACTGATTTTGGTAAAGGTGCAATATTAAATGCTACATTTACAGCTACATCTCAATCAACATTTATTACAGTTAATAACACAGTCACAACTACAAACTTAGATATAGATTATATTAGATGCTCTAGAAGCGATACACCTAGACATAAAGTAAATTATATATCATATGATGACTACTTACAAAATTATAAATCAATAGATGCTAGAAATGATAGTGATGTACAAGGTGTACCATCTAAAGTATACATACTACCAAACTTTACAGCCTTTGGTGTAACACCAATACCAAGTGATGATGAATTAACATTATCATATAATTATTATACTACACACACAGATCTAGCTTTACATGGTGATAACATGTCACTACCAGATAGATTTAGTTCATTAATTATAGATAAAGCAAAATACTATGTGTATATGCTAAGATCAGATCCACAGCATGCACAATTAGCAGATAGAGATTACCAAAGAAAATTAAGATTATTTAAAACTGATTANTCTACTAANGCAGATTATATGAGATCTGATGTTAGAGTATANAACGTAATGTCAGATAGGTAGTAAATGCCAACTACAGATTTAATTTCACCATTCGTAGTGAGTTGTGCTGGAGGTTTAACACTTAATAAAGATGTATTCTCCATGGCTCCTGGTGAAGCACTTATACTACAAAANTTTGAACCTGATATTAAAGGTGGNTATAGAAGAGTTGGNGGTACAGCATTATATAATACTACTATAGTTCCAGAAGGATCTACTCATAGTGGTAAAACTATAGATTGTTCTATAGTATTTAATGGGCAGATAATCGTAGCACGAGGTGGTGATATACACAGAGGAACTACATCTGGAAGTTGGACAAGTTTAACAACAAGTCTTGGTACAGCATCAAGATCATACGACTTTGAAAAATTTAATTTTGATGGTACAGATAAAATTATTATTGCAACAGGACATTCTCCAGCACAAATAATTAATTCAAGTTTTGCTGTAGATGTAGTAAATGCAACAGGTGGTGGAACAGCCCCAACTAATCCTAAGTTTGTAAAGGTATTTCAAAACCATATGTTTTATGCTGGTGCAACTAATTCGCAAGAAGTTATATTTAGTGTACCATTTGCAGAAGATAATTTTACAACTGGTAGTGGTGCAGGATCATTTAAAGTTGACTCAGCAGTAGTTGGATTAAAAGTATTTAGNAATGAATTAATTATATTTTGNGAAGATAGAATTTANAAATTAACAGGTACAACATCTAGTAATTTTGCAGTACAAGAAGTTACAAGAAATATAGGTTGTAAAGATGGNGGTAGTATTCAAGAGATTGGNGGTGATGTTATATTCTTAGCACCAGATGGATTAAGAACTATTGCTGGTACGGCTAGAATTGGTGACGTTGAACTAGGATCTATCTCTAGACAAATACAATCTAGAATTGATGATGTAGGATTAAATAGAATATCATCTTTAGTTATTAGAAATAAATCACAGTATAGATTATTCTACCCTACAACTAGTGGGCCACAAGGTTCAGCAAAAGGAATTATAGGAGTATTAAAAACTAATCCTAATACAGGGCAAATTGGTTTTGAGTATTCAGATATGATAGGTATTAAACCATCATCAACAGATTCTGATTTTATCAGTGGTGTTGAGACACAAGTATTTGGTGGCTTTGATGGTTATATTTATAAAATGGAAACTGGCAATACATTTGCTAATGGTACAACTAACTCTACAATATTAGCTACATATAGATCTCCAGATATGGTAATGGGAGATCCTGGTGTTAGAAAATATATGCAAAGAGTTAACTTAAACTACCAGGGAGAGGGAACAGCAGTTCAAGCAGATTTAGCAGTTAGATATGATTATGATGATCAGAACTCACCTCAACCAGCTAAGATATCAATCGTATCAGGAGGTGGTGCAGCAGTCTATGGAGTAGCGGTATATAATAACTCTACTTATGATGCATCTGGAATACCTTTAATTAGACAATCAGTAGAAGGTTCAGGATTTGCAGTTGCACTTAAAATAGATGATCAAAGTAGTTCAAATGCATTTTCAATTAAAGGCTTTCAATTAGAATTTACCCCAGGAGGAAGGAGATAATGGCAGGCTATTCGGCAAGACAATCAACATTTACATCAGGTGATACTATCACTGCGGCTCATACTAATGATGAGTTTAACCAATTATTAGCCGCATTTAATGCATCTACAGGACACACGCATGATGGTACTGCGGGTGATGGTGGCCCTGTAACTACTCTTAGGGATGCAGATGCTTTAAATAAAGTATTAGTTGATACAACAAATAATCATTTAGAATTTTATGTAGAAGTATCTTCAGCTGCTGTACAGCAATTAAGAATACAAGATGGTGCTATTGTGCCTATCACAGATAATGATATAGACTTAGGAACTTCCTCTCTTGAGTTTAAAGATGCATTTTTTGATGGAACAGTAACTTCAGATGCTTTTGCAGGGCCACTTACAGGTAATGTAACAGGAAACGTTTCTGGTACTGCAGCAACAGTAACTACTGCAGCACAATCAAACATTACATCATTAGGAACTTTAACAACTTTAACTGTTGATAATGTAATTATTAATGGTTCTACTATTGGACATACTGGTGATACAGATTTAATAACAGTTGCTAGTGGAATTGCTACAGTAGCTGGTGAAGTGTCAATGACAACATTAGATATTGGTGGAACAAATGTAACTTCAACAGCCGCAGAATTGAATGCATTAGATGGAATAACTGCAGTTGTAGGTGAACTTAATGCCTTAGATATAGGTTCTACAGCAATAGGAACAGCTGTTGCAAGTAAAGCAGTTATACTAGATGCAAACAAAGATTATACAGGAATTAGGAATTTAACTATATCAGGAGATCTTACAGTATCAGGTGATGATATTACTATGGGTACAAATACTGCAGGTAATTTATTAGTTGCAGATGGTACTAATTTTAATTCAATAGCTGCAGGTAGTTTATCAGAAATTTCTACAGTTGCAAATGATGATGTTTTTATAGCAGTAGATACTTCAGGTGGTGGACTTAAAAAAATTGCAAGATCAGCAGTAGTAGCAGGATTAGCTACATCAAGTGCAATATCTAATGTGGTAGAAGATACTTCACCTCAATTAGGTGGTAATCTTGATATGAATGGTGCAGATATTGTAACCACTTCTAATGCAACTATTGACTTAGCTCCTAATGGACTGGGACAGTTGTTGTAAGAGGTAATACAAATTCTGGAGCAATAGTATTTAATTGTGAATCTAATTCACATGGTCAAACAG